ACGCGAGACGGATCCGGTCAGGTAGGGCGGCTCGGATGATCCTCGGCGTCGTCCGGGTCGATGAATCGACAGAGCTTGAGCCGGTCCTCGTAGTCGGCAAGGTTGAGCGACGTTGCTCCGTCGCGCGTCCTCTGCTTCCACGAGAGCCAAATAGCGTCGGCTTGCCCGATGCCGGTCTTGTCGATGAGTGAGAGCTTCGTCTTGTGAGCGAGTTCCCAAGCTTTAACGACGATCGGATCGGTGTCGATCTGGATCTCTCCTTCACCTTCATCTAGTCGGATTCTGAACATTTTCTCGGGGTCCTTCCGTTTATGGTGCTGGGGTATAGGTCGGGGTTCCGTCGATCGTGAAAGTGAGATCGAACTCGAGCGCAGAATCGGCAGCTCCGCCGAATGGAGGGAACGCTGGAATGATGTCGCCGGTGACGGTCGCGCCGGTTGAGAGCGCGAGCTCGAACGGGATCGGATCGCCAGTCGTCGCGGCAGTCACCATCGCTTCGCAGAACGAGTTCGCCTCGTCCCAGTCTTGGAAGCCGGCGATCTGGAGTTCCCAGCTCGTCGGATCTTGAACGGCTTTCGGTCCGGTGAGGACTTGATAGACGGTCGCTGAGTTCTGCGCGTTGACTTGAGTTGAGGACGTCTGCGCCGAATAGCCGACTCCGTCGACTTCGATCGTGAGGTTCCGTCCGGTGTAAATAATTGTCATGGATCTCTCCTAATGGTTCTGATGATGGTGAGCTCGTAGCCGGGGAGCTCCTGCCCGGATGTTTCATAGACGGTCGGGTTCGCTCGCGCGACTTGGACCGTCTCCGATTCGATGATGGTGTCGGCAGTCGCGAGCGAGCTCTTGACTGCGTCGTAGTTGCCCGGTGGAGGGACGAGAACGGTCGCTGCGAACGTGAACTGGACGAGCGTTCCCTTAATCACCTCCATCGTCGGAGGGTCGACGATGACGGTGTTCGGTCGGAGGCTTCGGACGTCATAGATGACGGTGAGACCGAGCTCCTCGATGTCGGCGACGAGATCGTCGAGAGCTTCATTCAGCATTAGAAGATCCCGAGTGGCGTCTGGATGCCGAGAAGCTTCATGATCTGCGCATAGTTGCCGATCGGAGCGATCGTCGTCATCGTATCGAAGGACGCGAACGAGTCGACGGACCCTTTCTCCCGGAAGTAGCTTCCTGCGAGGATCGTCGTCCCGAGCTTGACATCGGGTCCGGGGATCATGTTCGCGTAATCGACATAGCCGGAGGACTGACGTCGACGGAAAGCCCACTCGGAAGCGGCGGTCGTGCAGACGTCGAGATAGTCGGCTTCGTCTTGGGACGGTGTCCCGATGCCGAGGAAGAGCTCGACGTCTTCCGGGGTGATCCATTCGATGTTAACGGTGAGGAGTCCGAAGACGTCCGCGAGGGCGTGATTGTGGTTCCCTTGCTGGAAGCTGACCGTCAACTCTTCTTCGTCGATCGCTGAGATCGTGTGAGTCCCGTCGAACGTGTTCCCGACTCCTTGAACGTCGATCGAGTAGCCGACGATCAGATTCGCGACGTCAGAGACGGTCAGAGTATGGAGTCCAGCAACGGCGACCGCTTCGGTAATCGTTTTCTGGAATGCCATCTCGGACCGTCTCCTACGTTCTCAGGAATCAGGCTGGGTCTACGAGTGCGACGAAGGCGCCGGATTCGATAGTCGCGGTCGCGAAGTAGCCTCGATAAGCCAGCTCGACTGCGAGGATCGAGGGCTTCTGGACTGTGATTGCTCCGCGTAGGTCCTCGAACAATTCGATTCCCATCGGATTACCGATGATAAAAGTGTCCGCCGGGAGACGGTTCGACACTACGACGCGAAGTCCGAGAGCGTTGACCGCGTAGGAGCCGGGGCTCATTGTGCCGGCTGCGTTGGATGGTCCTACGACTGGGAAGATGCGATCTCCTGCGGCGTTCTTAGCCTTGCCAAGGTCCGCCCAACGCAAAGGATCTACCCAGACGGTCGTCGGGAGTTCGTCGATGACTGCGTCGATCGCGGCTGAAGCGTCGTAGAGAGCGTCGAGGATCTCATCTCCGTCGGTCCAGTCGGCGATCTCGTCGGTGACGGATGCTGCGGTTACGAGCGCGGATCCGGTGATCTGCTCGGTCCGCTTGCGCCAGATGCGAGCGTAGTCATTGAGTACGAGCTGGACGGCTGCCGGATCGCTCCAGTCGATTTCCTGTTCGGACATTAAGTGACCGCCGGCGAGAGTCTGCTTGTCGACTTGGATCTTCGAGATAAGCATCTTTTGAGACTCGATCTCGTCAAACTCTGCCGCTTGGACATCGACTGCGACGTTCTGGGTCACTTTGCGACGGTAGAACGTACCTCCGGCTCGTGGCATCGCGAGGAGACCGATCGAGTCGATCAGCGGACGCGCGTTGCTTACCGGATTGAAGACTTCGCCGGTCCAGATTTCCGGGATGATGCCGGGGGTGTCGGCGGTTCCTTGCTCGGCGAGAGCTGCTTGGATTCGTGGGGATACGTTGCCGGTCGCGAGAGCCGAGACGACTTCGCTTGCGGTCACTTTTGGAGCTGATGCGCTGAACGCGATCGGCTGGGTCGGGACGATCTCGGCTGGTGCTTCGATCTGGGTTACTTCGTCCACTTGTGGGACCTCCTTGGGAGTTTGGTTGGGTTGGCTTGCTGCGACCTTTTCGATCGCGGCTTGCTCGAAGGCTGGAAAAGTGACGAGGGAGAGCTCGAGCATCTCTCCTGCCTCGACCACGAGCGTCTCGACTCCGTCGATCTGTTCGTAGTTGTAGGTCGTCGGGTTCACTCCGACGGAGACCGAGAGGACTCCATCGGCGGCGAGCTGAAGCGCGGAGTCCCCTTCGGGCGTCGCGCTGATTTTGGCGGTGAATAGAAGCGCGGTCTCGGTGGAGACGAGCTCGGTCACGATGCCTCGAGGCTGGAGTGGGTCATGCTGCCATAGAAGCTTCGGTCGCGGTCCTTCGGTCAGTATTGAATCGCGACGGAAGAGGACGCGAGTTCCGTGAGATTCGGTCGCGACGGTGTCCCAAGGTAGCGCGATCCCTTGGATCTCGCGTCGAGGAGCGGAGTCTTCTTCGGCGAATGTGAGGATCGTTAGGTCGGAGACGTTAAAGTCGAGTTTCATTGAGCGTTCGCTCCTTGCTGGGTCTGTTGTTGAGCTGGGGTCGCGGCTCCGGCTGGTGAGTTCACTTTCAGACGGATGACGCGTCCGCGCGGTGTTACCTGTTCAGAGCTGAGGGTCTGCTCGATGACTGCCAGATAGGGAGCGACATCGAAGCCGAGCTGCTCCCAAGCTTGGGTCGCGTTCGAGTATGTCATCGAGGAGCCGGACGGAGCTCCGGTCAATAGTGGCGAGATGTTCGCGACGCGTGAAAGTTCGAGCGCGGAATGCTGACGAGCTTCGGTGAGTTGAAGCTTCGACGGATCCATCGAGGATTCCTTCCAGTCGATGTTCTCTGGGAAGAACGCGATCGAGTCGGTGAGACGTTGCTCGGCGAACGTCTGCGCGGCTTCCTTGGCTTTATCACGAGAGAGCGGTTCTCCTCCGGTCTGCTTAAGCCAGCCGGCAGCGATCGGTGAAGTCGCGAATCGTGACGCGGCGCGATCTAGCTTCTCGGCAGTTTCGATCGCTCGAGCTCCGGATCGGAGGAGAGGCTCGTTCGGGGACCAGAAGAAGACGACGTCGCGACGGGCGAGTGGTGTTCCGTTGAAGCTGATCTCGGAGATCGGTCCGATCGGAGTGTTCCCGACATAGTTCGACGCAAGGAACGAAAGCTGCTCGACGGGGAGAAGCTGGAACGATGCCGGGAACGATCCGTTAGAGGGCGCGTAGCGTCCGGTGACGTACCAAGCGGAGAATCCGTAGAAGAGCATCTGGTCGATCGTCCATGAGAGCGTCGCGGCGAGTGTCGAGCTGGAGTCGGGTCGGCTCATCCAAGGCTCCGGAGGGATCGGGATCTCGACCAAGTCTTCCCCGTCCCATTGGGTCCCGAATTGGCGGATCGAGAGCGTCGCGGCGTATGCGGCAAAGAGATCGCGCGCGCGTGAGATCGTCGGAATCGCCATAGCCCTCTCCCGTCCGATACTGACCCCGAAGCTAGTTCCGGGGGAGAGGACCATCTGACCGCTAATCGCTGGATCGGCGGCGGCGAGCTTGGATGACTTGGTGGGGATTAGTCGCATCTCTTCCGAGTATGCGTCGCGAGACGATCCGATTACTAGGACCGCTACGGAGATAGAGAGATCACTATCCGAAGACGATCTCGGGAGCTTGCTTCCATTTTGCTCGGGATGCGATCGCGGCAGCCGCGACCGCGCATCGTGCGAGCTCGATCGGACCGGGTGATCGTTGAGAGCTGAGAACGGTCGTCCCTTGGGTTCGGACTGCGACTGCTCGATTCATGTGTTCGGCGAGAGCTTGCTCTCCGGTATGAGCGAGACGTCCTTCGGAGATCATCGCTTTCACGAGTGGCGTCCATCGTTGAAGCTCGCCATATCCGAAGAGCGTCTTCCGTCGCGAGTATTCGAGTGGGAAGTGCGCGTCGAGTGTTGGAGTGACTGCGATCGTGAAACTTTTCCCGGCGCCGACGCGATCGAGCTCGGTCCAGAGTTCGGTCTCTGACTGGCACACGAACGCGGTCCCGACGACGGTCCGATCGCCGAGGTCCCAAGCGAAGACGCCGACATAACGCGACTCGTCCAAGCTCGAGTCGATCGTCAGGACCGCCGGGTCGCCGAGCTGAGTGTCGGCTTCGATTGCGAGCTTCTCCCACGATCCCGGAGGGATCCATGACTGGTTAGTCGAGATCCAGAGATTCAGCGAAGCTCGAAGGAACGCGGCTCGGTTCGGTGACTCGGATTCGGCTCGGAGTGTTTCGATGTCGATCGTGTGTCCGATCGCCGGGTTCGCCCATCTCCAGAATCGTTCGTCCATCGGATCGGCTCCCGGTGGGAGGCTCCATTCGGTGAACGCGAGCCGACCGGGGTTGCCCGAGTCGATGATGCGGAGACCTTCTTCTCGCCATCGGAGGAAGAGTCGAGACGATTCCGTTCCGGCGGTGCTCCATGCTGAGAGGAGCGGAGATTTCCGAGCGCGTTGAGCTGGGATGAGACCTTGCTCGACGACCTCTTCCGAGACGTCCCAGACTTCGTCCACGATCACGAGATCCGGAGAGAATCCATGACCGGCGGACGGGGTCGCCGCTCGGACGATCCACTTCGATCCGTCTGCCATTTTGAGTTCGTTCCGACCGTAGGACCATTTAGCTTCGGCTCCGAACTTCGTCTCGAGGATCGGCGCGAGATCTTGGAAGAGTGAGACCGCGAGGTCGAGCTTGTGCGCGGTCGAGATCACGAGCTGCGGCTTCCCACGTTCGAGCGCAAACTCGGTCAGCCACCATCCGAGAAGAGCCCGGATCGCGAACGTCTTCCCAGACTGACGCGAGACTGAATTGAGATGTCGACGAACGTCGAGGACCGGATCACCATTCTCGTCCCGATGAAAGCTGAGCGCGTGAGTGAG